TCTTTCCTTTTTACCCCCAAATCAAACTGAGCGCGTTCCTTCGCCGTTTAAGCAACCCTACTAAGATTTGTTCAATGCCTAAAGAAACCGATCAAAGCCTGACGACACCTAGTAGTACGAGCGAACTGCTATTAGGAGAAACAAACCCAAGGCTTCACACACCTTATCGAGATGATCTACCTACTAAAGGTCAAGAGTTAATAGACTTTGCTAATAGTTTGGATATGCCGTTAATGCCTTGGCAAGAATTAGTAGCAACTGAGGCACATCGGATTAAGCCTGACGGCAGGTGGGCTAATAGCCAGGTGGTTGCGCTGGTATCTAGGCAAAACGGCAAGTCGCACCTAATGAGATTAAGAATTGCGCTTGGTTTGACCGAGTGGGGCGAGAAGTTGCAGATCCTCTCAGCTCATAAGTTGGCAGTATCGCTAGAACACTTTAACCAGGTAGTAGAACTCTTTGAAAATTACGATCACTTAGCCAAACAAGTAAAGAAACTACGTCGAGCCAATGGTCAAGAAGAAATAACTATGTTATCAGGCGCTAGGTTCAAGGTCGTAGCAAATAACTCAGCTGGTCGAGGTTACGCTGGCGCTGAGACTATTTATCTAGACGAATTAAGAGAACATAAGGATTACGCTGCTTGGTCTGCAATCACTAAAACTCAACTAGCTGCAACTAATCCTATGCTTATGGGTTTTAGTAACGCTGGCGACTCAACTTCGATCGTGCTTAACCAATTACGCGAACGCGGTATGGCAACTATGGCAGGTGCTAAAGACTCGTTGCTTTGGCTAGAGTGGTCTGCTCCTATGGGGTGCAGTCTTGACGATATGACGGCTTGGCAATCAGCTAACCCTGCTTTAGGTCGAACAATCCACATAGATAACCTAATGGCCACAAAGAACGAACCCGAAGCAGTCGTGCGTACTGAGTGCCTTTGCCAGTTTGTTGAAACTTTGCAATCACCTTGGTCACCTGCTGCTTGGTCTAGTTGTGCTGACCTAGATCTAAACCTAGAGCCAGGCACACAGACATACTTCGCCTTTGATGTAACGCCTAGACGTAATCACGCAGCTCTAGTTGCAGCTCAGGTCTTACCTAATAGCAAGATAGCAGTTGGGTTAGTGCAAGAGTGGAAGTCTGAGACCGCTATTGACGATCTTGAAATGGCTAATGGTGTAGCTGAGTGGTGTCGTATGTATGACGTGACCGAGATCCAGTTTAGCAAGAATACAGGTAGCGCAGTTGCTAGTCGCCTTAATGCTGCTGGCATATTGGCTAAAGCTATTGACGGGCGCGACTTTGCTTTGGCTTGCGATCAGTTACTTAATGCTATGGAAGCAGGCAGAATTACCCACGGCGACCAGCAAATACTAAATCGTCATATTGCTGCTAGTGCCAGGATCAACTTTGCTGACGGTGGCTGGATAATTGGCAGGCGTGCAAGTAATGAAAACGTTACAGCTGCCGTTGCTACTGCTATGGTCGTGTCTGTAGCGACACGCCAGTATTCTGATGTAGATATTATTGTGGTGTAACCGCTTTCAGTATGTTACAATCTCTTACAATGGGATTTTTTGACGCCTTAAAGGCAACACAAACTATGTCACATATTGACAGTCAATCAACTGCCGATCTAGTGGCAGCTCTCGCGCCTGCAAATCTAATACAGCAGGCAGTATTCAATTACGGATTAGCTCCGACTATTAGTCGTGATCTTGCAGTCCAGGTGCCAGCGGTAGCTAGAGCAAAAAACATTATTGCTGGAACTATTAGCTCTATCCCACTAGAAGTACGATCACGCATTGACGGATCTGTACTAATGCCACCTAAAGTTATTAACCAGCCTGACCCTAGAGTACCTGGACAAACAATTTACCGACTATTGGTCGAGGATTTAATTTTTTACGGCGTTGCTTATGGTCAAGTGCTTGAAGTGTACGAGGAATATCCAAACCGTATTAAATCTTGGACTCGTATTGACCCAATTAGAGTAGTTCCTGAGTTAAACGCTCAAGGTACAGAGATCGTTGCATACGATTTAGATTTAGTTGGCAAGTTACCTACTCAAGGTGTCGGATCGCTAGTCGTCTTTAGTGGTGACGAGGGTATCTTGACCCGAGGTGGTCGCACAATTAAGACAGCCCTAGAATTAGAGAAGGCTGCATACAACTTTGCACTAGAGCCAACACCTACTATTGCGCTTAAATCAACTGGGGCTAATTTACCAGCTGAGCGTATTAGCAAATTGCTAGAAGCCTGGAAACAATCACGTCAAACACGCGGAACAGCCTTTCTTAATGCCGATATTGAAATGACGTCAGTCGGCTTCGATCCTAAGTCTTTGCAACTTACCGAAGCACGTCAGTACCTTGCAACTGAGATCGCTAGACTTATGAACATACCTGCGTGGTACGTTTCAGCTGACACTAACTCTATGACTTACTCGAATGTAACGTCAGAGCGTAGGGCTTTAGTTGATTTTAGCCTTCGCCCAACGACTTCTTGCGTGGTAACCCACTAGAGCGCGCCCAAGTCTATGAGGTACTAAACCGCATAGGTGTCTTATCAGTAGATGAAATACGCAGAGCAGAGGACTTAGTATTATGAAATTAACAATGCCAGTAGCAGTTACAGCTGCCGATAGCGATTCACGCACAATATCAGGCACTATCGTTACTTGGAACGAGCAAGGCAGAACGTCAGCAGGTTTGACAAAGTTTGCAAAGAACTCTATTGCCTTAAAGTCTGTCAAATTATTTTTAGAACACGATCGTACAAAGCCAATAGGTAAAGTGCTTAGTTATGACGAAACCGAGGAAGGCATTGAAGCCGTATTTAAGATCGGTAAGACTAGCGCTGGATCTGACGCATTAGTAGAAGCTGCCGAAGGATTACGCGACGGCTTTAGCGTAGGCATTATGGTTGATGAGTATGAAATTAAAGACGGTGTAATGGTGATAACTGCCAGCACACTTGATGAAGTTTCGCTAGTTGAAAGCCCTGCAATCGACAGCGCAAGAGTTTCTGAGGTCGCTGCCTCAGATGATCCAAACACAGAAAACAAGGAAGGGTCAGAAATGATCGATACTCCAGAAGTTGCCGCTGATACTGAGGTATCGGTCGAGGCAGCAGAAGTAAAGGCAGCAGCTCCAGTTGCTCAGCCTTTGACTTACGCACGACCACGCTCTCCAATCGTAGACAAAGCTACATACTTGGAACATTCAGTACGCGCAAAGTTGGGCAACGAGGATTCTCGCCAATTCGTAGCGTTCGCTGATGACACCACTAGCAATAACTCAGGCTTGATCCCAACACGTCAGCTAACAGAGGTAATTAACCCTCTATCAAACGCTGATAGGCCAATGATTTCTGCTATTTCAACAGGCGCCTTACCTGACGCTGGAATGTCCTTTGAAATTCCAAAGATCACAGTAGTACCAACTGTTGCAGACGTAAATGAAGCACAGCCAATTACCGAAACAGGTATGGAAACATCTTTCTTATCAGTAAGCGTAAACAAGTATGCAGGTGGACAAACTTTCTCAGTAGAATTACTAGATCGTTCAAACCCAGTATTCTTTACTGAGCTAGTACGTCAAATGGAGTTTGCTTATGCAAAAGCCACAGATTCTTTTGTTGCTGGCGAAGTTGCTAATAACGGAACACTTAACGCAACTGCTACAACTGAGGACAAAGACGGACTACTTACCTTTGCTTCAAGTGCAGCAGCAGCAGTTTATGGCGCTTCACTAGGCTTTGCTCGTAATATCGTAGTTTCTGCTCAACAATGGGGCAAGATTATGAGTTACTCGGACGGCGGACGTCCAATTTACACCGCAGCTCAACCACAAAACGCTGCTGGTGTAGTAAGTCCAACAAGCCTACGCGGAAACGTATTAGGTCTTGATCTTTATGTTGATCGCAACTTTGGTGGAACAGGTGGCACAGGTCTAGGCGACTATTCAATGGTCGTAGTAAATCCAGACGCATACACCTGGTACGAGTCACCACGCGTGCGCCTACAAACAAACGTAGCGCTAAACGGACAAATTGAAGTTAGCTACTATGGCTATGGCGCACTTGCAACCAAGATCGCTGCTGGCGCTAACTGGTTCAACAAGTCCTGATAACAAACTAGATCGAGGGGTGGGCGTGTTCTCCCGAGCGCTCACCTCTCATTAAAGGAGTAGATATGCCTTCAATAATCACAGCCACCCAGCTGAGATCTGTTCTTGGCGTATCCTCATCACTTTACAACGACGCATATTTAGATCAAATAATTGATACAGCTGAGGCAGTTATTCTGCCTATGCTAGAAAAATATGCTTCCCCAATCGGGAGCACTAAACTTTTAGATAACAAAGCAATCTTTACTACTGTTGGCGAAAACCTATTTAGTGCTGGTCAATCGGTAGTTATTACAGGTTGTGGCTCACCTTACAATGGCACTCGCACGATCTTAGATGATGATAATTTAGGCGAGTATTCGTTTGCTGCTGCAATTACAAATGCCGATATTAACGAAGCAAACGTAATTCCAAGTGGTCTAGCCACCCTATCGGGAGCTTCTACTTATGTAGGCAACGACGCTATTGAATCGGCAGTTTATGTAGTAAGCGTCGAAGTATTCCAATCACGTACCGCAGCAGGTGGGCAGATAGAGGGCGTGGATTTTGCACCAACTCCGTACCGTATGGGCAGAAGCCTCGTCAATCGTGTCCAGGCTCTACTTGCGCCGTTCATTGATGTCGAGTCGCTATGCCAATAAGTGCAACTCGTACTGCTCTAGAAACAGCTTTAAGCGGTATTGCCGCTAACGTTTACAACTCTGTACCTGAGTCGGTAATACCACCTGCAATAGTTATCGTGCCTGACTCGCCATACATTGAGTTCGAGACAATAAGCAAATCTGTTATTAGGTGCAAACTTAATTTTACTATTACCGTTGCAGTTAGTTATTACAGCAACGAAGCAGCGCTAGACAACCTAGAAACGCTGCTATTATTGGTCTTAGCAGCTCTGCCTGCTAATTATGTAATTGGGGCAGTAGATCGCCCGTCAATTACGCAAGTTGGTGCAAGTGACTTACTTGTGGCTGACTTTAACGTTTCAACCTACTACACAAACTAGGAACAAATATGGCAACAACAGTAATAACAGGCAGAGATGTGTCCTTCACTATTGGTGGAAACTCATACGACGCACAAGCAACAAACGCAGTATTAACTGGCACAACAGATCGTCAGACATACCAAACACTAAACGGCAAAGCTTTTAAGGTTGTGGATAACGACTTTATTTTTACCGTTGATATGTTGGCAGACTGGGGCGTAACTGGATCACTTTGCGAAGGTATCTGGAACGCAACAGAAACTGCACCTGACTCTGGAATTAACGTAGCCTTCACAGCTGCAACTGGTGCTGCTTTCGCTTTCCAAATCCTACCTAACTGGCCAACAGCAGGTGGATCAGGAGTGGACGCACAGACTGTTAGCTACACCTTCCAGGTTATCGGCGTACCAGCAGAAACGTTTTAATTAACACAATCGGGAGAACAAATGAAACTAAATATCAAGATAACTACAAACGCAGGCGACCAGGCTACATACACAGCACAGCCGCCTGAGTGGCGCAAGTGGGAATTAGAAACTGGTCAAAAGATCAGCAAAGATCCTTCACTAGGTATTAGCGATCTTATGTTCTTGGCTTATTACGCTATGAAGCGCGAGAACCCAAACAAGGCAGCGCTAAGTTTAGATAATTGGTGCAATTTGGTTGCAGATATTGAGATAGAGGAAACAGCAATAAACCCCACCCAAGCGGTAGCCTCAGCCGACTAATAGTCGAACTAGCTATCGCAACACAGATCCCTATGCAGTATTGGGATACAGCTGAGGATATTGCAACGGCACTAGAGATACTTAAGGAGCGAAATGGCGGACGTTAAAGTCGAATACGACAAAGCCGACATACGTCAAATCCTTAAATCTTTTAAGGCTATGGACGAGGAAGCAGTAGAACAGTCTAAGAAGTTATCTGCTGAACTTGCTGAGTATGCTGCTGATCAAATTAAAGCTGCTGCTAGACGTAATAGCAAATACCCTAAAGGCTCAATCAAAATCGCTGACGGTGTTCGTATTGCTAAGTCAAGCAAGATCGGTGAGTTTAAGTATGGCTTTGCTAGTCAAAAATTAAGCGGTGGCGGTACTACTTTAGATATTCTTTACGGCTTAGAGTTTGGCTCAAAGCGCTATGCTCAATTCCCAGGCAGATCCCCAAACAGGGGTAGAGGTAATGCTGGCTACTTTATCTATTCAACCTTAAGACAAGAACAGCCTGAACTTATTAACAAATGGGAAAAAGGCTTTAAGCAGATTACGGATAAATACTAATGGCTGGCAATCGTACTCTTAAACTATCTATTCTTGCTGATACAGCAGATCTAGTCAAAGGCTTAAACAAAGCCCAAGACGAAACCGAAAAAAGCAGCAGTCGCATTGGTGGCGCGTTTGCAGCCGTTGGTAAAGCAGCTGCGGTTGCTGGTGCTGCCGTTGCAGCTTATGGCGTTAAATTAGCCGTAGACGGCGTTAAAGCGGCTATTGAGGACGAGCAAGCCCAAGTCAAGTTAGCAGGATCCTTAGAGCGTGTTACTGGTGCTACCAAAGATCAGATAGCAGCAGTGGAGGAACAGATATTAAAAACCTCACTTGCTACGGGTATTGCTGATGATGAATTACGTCCAGCGCTAGATCGTTTGACTAGATCAACTAAAAACGTAGATCAGTCACAAAAGTTATTAAATCTTGCTTTAGATATTAGTCGTGGTAGTGGTAAGAGTCTGGAATCTGTAACTAATGCGCTATCTAAATCCTTTGAAGGTCAAAATACAGCTCTAGGTAAACTAGGTGTCGGTATCTCAGCTGCTCAGTTAAAAACTATGAGCTTTGATGACATAACTAAGCAACTAGCTAATACCTTT